TCATACTCTCTAGTTCAGAAAGGGTGTAAACCCTTCCGGTTGGGTCAACAAACTTATCAATACCAAGTTTGCCAGCTCTAAATAGACGAGAACGCTCAATACCTAACGCCTCATCTATAAATTCTTTGTTTTGCCGCTGTAACCATTGCCCATAATTCAATTTGGAGTCTACTTGTCTTGCTCCACTCTGATTTACTGATGGTCTAAACGACTTTACGTCTAAACCAAGTTTAAACTCGTCCCGTATAACTGGAACCGTTGTCGATCTGCATCCGTAATGCGCTGGTGGCATAGGGCCAGACCCAACTAGGTAAACAGTTAAATCTCGACTCATGCAAACAAGTGTTGTTCTTCCATCAAGAGTTGATACCCATTCATACTTGCCAATCATTCTACTGTTCTTTTTATAGAAAGCAGACCTGCTAAACGAACTAACATGATTAACAATTGTACCAATTAATGATGTTATTTGGCGTTTCATGATATTTCGAATAAGATTATCAACTTTGCGAATAATTGATTGAGTCGAGTCGCCTAACGTCACGCCGTCAATTACCTGTTGTAATATCTGCGCTTTCTTGGCATTTCCGAATTGACTTAACGCATCAGCTATACTTACACCAGAACTGACAGACATTGCTTCCGTCAGGACGTTTCGAGCTAATACTGCGCTTTCTGGCATGACTAATGATGTGTTTACTACCTTGCTAATCATTAAAGCGGCAAAAGATGCCTCACTAACAGCTAATTCCTTTGAGTCAAACTCAATAAGCAGTTTAATTTCTTGAAATGTTAGGTCACTTAACGTAGTGATGTCTTTGACAACGTCTTGCAGCCTCTGGGCTACAAAGTTCTCAGGTTCTTGACTTAGACGAGCATTAATCCTTTGACGAAGGCGGGTTAATATCTTGACAGCTTCTTTCGACCTGCCATTACCGTAACGCTGAAGGAATACCTGCCGCCTAGTCGCAGCATCTATCAAATATTGATCAGTAGTCATTATTTACCGTACGGCTTAGATTTCTTCTTCTTCATCACTCACCTCTTTTACGTTTGGTGGGGCAATAGATAGAGTTCCTACGTCCATTTCAAGCACATCGTCAGACTCTATCTCATCGTCCAGCACTTCATCAGTTCTGTCATGCTCAAGCAGGCTTGCTTTACGCATCAAGTGTCTAATATCTGATTTAGCGATGACACCACGATCCATAAGCTGGATATTTGCCATAAGCAAGTTGGGGTCAACAGTAGAGTCGTAGAACTCTTTGTTGATTTCTATTTCAGGGTCAACAGTACCGCCCATAAACAGCATTGCCCACTTTAGGCATTTCTCGAAAGACTCTTGGACGTTAATGATGATAGCGCCCAGCTTACTGTTATGCCCGGCGAATCTAATCTTGGCAGCTTCGGCAGTCTCCCTGCCTCCACCGTCTTGAATGATCCGGGTTCCGATCTTAACCATCTGCATTTCTTTCATCTCCATCCCTTTCAGCGGCATTTGGTTCTCATTTGCCTGGAGGAGTTGAGCGCCACCGCCTTCCGGTAACAGAATGGCAGATCGTGAGCCGAATGAGATGCCTCCTGACATATTCTGGTCTACCCATGACTGAGTAAGGCCTGAAAACGCTGGAGTAGGCTGACCAACCAAGAAAGATGATTCTTCGTAGTCAGCAGAGTTGCGGTAGTGAGAAATATTGATCTCAGCGATGTCATATAGAGGCGCTTTATCAATAGTCTCGTCATTATTGACAGAACCGATAAACGCGAACGGAATTTCAGTCCAGAGCGAGCCGTCAGACTTGCGAGGATAGATATCTACCTCACCATTACCGTATTCGACAATATCACCGTCTTCGTTGTACAAATTTTGTACATATACGCCATTCTTTAACAGAAGGACACGGTGATACATGCATTCTTCGTAATCAAAGCCATCATTAGAATCTTTCAGGGTAGGCTCTTGCAATACGACCAGGGATAGCTTCTTTAGGCCGCCCATAGTCGTAGTTCGCCAGTTAATAACAGATTCTGCCGGGTAAGGGAGGATATTGGCCCGCAAATTAAGCGAGCTGACTTCGTAATTCGTCAATCCTTCTGGGGCTGATGGGTAGTCCACTAAAAGTCCGTATCTACCGATCATTAGAGCTTCACTAGCGGCATCTTTGATCATTTGATCCAGGGAAAGGCCATCACCGTTGGCATTTTCGATCATATACTCAATAGCAGGGTCAACAACGATAGTGGACGGCTTGCGGAACACCATTCCGAGCATTCCTTCCTTTGTATGAGCCGTAAAGTTCACGAAATTGGCTCGTTCGACATAAGCCTTGTATCGGAGCTTGTTATCAGTCGATCCATCAGTAGCATTTGGGGGTGGTAGGTAAGCTGTACCAGCTAAACCCCCAAGCGCACCCTCTGCACCTTTGGCTCTTGACTTAATCGCGGAAGCACCTTCGTCACAATCACGAACCATCTTCCATCGGTTTAAATACTTGTCGTACTGGGGGTGTCTGCTATCTACTGGCATATTTTATCTCGCAAAACGTACTCGTAGGTCTGCCACAGGCTTAACTACTGGAATTTCAAAGGCTATCGGATAAGTTCCCGCATCAGGTAAGTGATCAAGGTTAGATTTCTTGTCTGGCGATCCATTGTCATCATAAGCAAGCTGCTCTAAGCAGCGAGCGTACTCTGGACACAGGGTATCGTTCACAAATAACCTTCCTTTATCAAAAGCTGTATTCGCTGCAAGTATCCTATCCTTCACAAAAGGGTTAGCTCTATTCGCATACACGGCAAAACCCGCCCCTTCTAATAACGATATATCAGAAATGGACGCATCCACCGTTTTCCTACTCCGGCCACTGGCATCAGGGTAGATTCTAATTGTGTGATTAGGATAATGTGATTGAATCGTCCTAATCATCGCTGGGGTATCATAAATACCCTTCAATTCGTTTACTGCGTGCCACTGATCGCCGTGGCAGATATAAATAACAGCAGACATGTTTGTGACGTTAAAGTCCATGCCTATTCTTAACAGATTACTGTCATCTGCCGTCATTGTTGATCTATGTGCAATTCTATCATAGTTATTATATACCGTCCCAGAGTGCAAATTGACGAACTTGCCTTCAAGGTACGCTGCTAATAAGTTAGCCGGGTATATATCTATTAAACTCTGTACATAGGCTTCTGGTAAGTGCGGGTTACTAGACGTAGGCGCTTGAATGATCTCATATCCAGGCTTCGGGTCTTTTACCCATGTATCGTACACAAATCTAAAGCCTTCTGGGGTGGTGGTGACCCCTACCGTATTTGGCTCGCCATTCTCTTTCACTTGTCGGTTTCTGGCTACGATCTGCCGCCAGGCATAAGCCGCATCTTCAGGCTTCATCGTGTCCAATTCGTCTACGTCAGCGTCAGCGTGTTCATATCCGATAATTCTATGTGGGGCATCCATCGATCGAAAGTAAATACGCCCATAACCCGTTATCTCAATGTAATTTAGCGGTGTCTTATATAATCTATATCCGATTCCAAGTTCTTCCAGGGCCGCCTCAAATCGAGGAAAGGCAATCATGCGGATAAGGTCGTAAGTAGGCGCGTAAAACCCTCTATCTGTCTTAGGGCTCTGTATCTTGCCTACAATAGCCCGTTTAATAGCAGCTTCTGTCTTACCCGCTCCAAACCCAGCCACCAAAGCCGGGTATTTGGCCTTAGTGGTCATATACGCAAACTGTGGCCCTGTCGGAGAAATTGTACTCATTCAGGTTTGATAATATTAATGCTAATTGGCTGTGCAGAGACTTCAGCTTGTTCTTCCTTCCATCCCGCTTGAGTCTTCAAGTAAAAGATGTTCGCTGTCACGTTACCGTCTAAAGCCAGCTTAACTAAGTTATTACCCATAGCCGCTATTTTCGTAGCTCGGCCATATTCGTAAGCCTCTCTAACTTCAGGCTGTCTTTTCTCAATATTAAACAACGTCTTTTCTGTTATACCAAAGTAACCCGCTAACTGCGATTTAGTCAGCACAGAAGCAAGGTCTCGATACTCAGCAATCTCATCGTAACCCCATACAATCAGAGCTTTATCTGGATTGCCACCGCCTTTACCTCTGTTGTCTTTCTTAGTCATCGTATAAGCCTCTTAATTGCGTTCTAAGCGCGTTTAGCGCACCACTGTATAGATTGGCCGAATATACCCTAAATCTCGTCTCAATGTAATAGGGCTTAAAAATGGCCCCGTAATTTTTGGGTATAGCGCGCCCACCCACCAGGGCATGGGGGGACGTGGGGGGGGGTCGATTCGATTGGGTCGCCTTGGCCTTGCCTGGTGATCGGACATGCAACCGGCTCATCGCCATCGATTTGTAATAGATCTATGACATCCGACACCATGTAGGGCGTTGATATTGTTACAGGTTGCGACCAGGTGATGCGCGTTTCGTCTGGCGTTTTATTTATGCGAACGACGTTACAACAATCAATCAATCACTCAATCCCTTTTTATAGATGAATAAACAAATACACCAGACGCAATATATATACAAAAAGGACGAATTATTTTTACTAATACCAAATAAATATTGTTTTAATATCAATTATTTTAGTATAATCACCGCACGGCGAGAAAAAGCCGAAAAATAGGTAAATGAGAATCGTTATCATTAAGGGGTAATAAAATGCAAGATCACAATCGACTCACAGAAACAAGCAAGCAAATACTGGACGCACTGCCGCATTGCACCGATGCAGATTTAAAAATACTTTATGGTCGCCTGACTTTAAACATGTACGGCGCAATTGTAAGTGATGAATGCGCAGCGTATGTAATTACAGAGCGTAATCGCCGTGAAGCATTAGCAATCTAATTCAACCGAAAAAGGGGTTACAAGATGAAAGCATACGACTTTATTTGTGAAGATAAGAACCGAACCGATCCGCCAGAGCTAGAATATTTTACCCGCTTTATTGACCGTCTTTGTGATCCAGACGATCCAAAAGAATACCGCGAATCACTAGAAGACTATCCACCAATGACAGATGCCGAAATAGCGCAAGCAAGAATAGAAGCTCTGGAACATAACCGATTGCGAGACATCGAACTAAAAAGAGTCTACCGCGTTGCTAGAATATTGGGGGGCAAATAATGAATCGCGCATTAATAGAATTGAACAAAAAAGAGTCCCGTAAACTAGCAATTGCAAAGGGGTTCGCATTCATTGGCCTAAGCATCGGCGCGATATTCGCTGCTGGTATTTTCTACGCATTCGCCGTAATCGTTTTATCAATGGGGGTATAAAATGCAATATCTAAAAGGCCATGCAAAGAAAGCGCCAGCACTACCGGAGCGCGGCTTCATTATGTATCAAGGGCAAAGTATGTTAGATAATGCGCCGATTGTAGTAATCGCCACAATGTCCACAAGTAACGTAAAAACCGGCCAGATGGTGCAAACTTGGATTTTACGGGCAGATATCAACCCAGTAGAGGCCAGCCAAACCGGCGACGATTCCAGCATATGCGGAAATTGCGTCCATAGGCACTATAACAAGGGCGCATGTTATGTAAATATCGGACAAGCACCAAATGCAGTTTATAAAGGATACCAGCGCGGTATTTATCCGGTTTTTTCGTTTGACGATCACGCGCACTATTTCGCGCACCGGAAAATCAGGCTAGGCGCATACGGCGATCCGGCCGCCGTTCCGTTTGGTGTAATGCAATCAATTGCCGCGCTTGGCATAGGTCATACAGGATATACACACCAAGCAGATCATAAAGGATTTGACGGCCGCTATTTTGAACTTTGCCAAGTATCCGCCGATACACCACGCCAAGCCGCAAAATATCAAAAATTGGGCGCTAAAACGTTCCGCGTTGCGCTTGCCGGTGATGCGCTGGCAAGTGGTGAGCTGGAATGTCTGGCAGACAGTAAGGGGTTGCAATGCATAGATTGCATGCTTTGCGATGGATCGACAAAGAATATTGCTATTACCGTGCACGGTTCACGCTCAAACCGTTTTAAATCTAACCTTATCGCCGTGGGAGGATAAAAAATGCAAACAATGGCAAACCAATTAAAAGCATTTTATCTCGATTGGATGAATAACTATCTAACAATAGAAAAAATGGCCGAGCATAACGAGCTAACAGCAGAAGACACTGCTACTCTTATCAATCTCGGCAGATCATACCATCAACAAAGTTGCGACAATGTTTAAACACATCGGAGGTTAAAAAATGGAACCATTGCAAGATATCGAAATAGCGTTTTTTAATTGGGATAAATGGGCCACTTATTCAGTGGCCTTTCGCTATATGGACAAAAAAAAGGCCCGCTTGTCAGATATACAAGACATTGCGGCAAGGCATGGAATATCGCCAAGCGTGATCAATTCGCGCCGTCATCAATGGCTGCTATACACAAAAGCGAGGGCCGGTGATTAGGCTAACCTAGCGTACTGACGATGCCGGAAGGTTGAAACGCTCTATTTTGAGCGTCTGCGTTTAAAACTAAGGGGTTACAAAATGCGATCAATTGTTATTTTTAAGCTGTCACACAACGCGCCGGTTTCGGCGATGTTCAATATACAAGCGCGCGGCAATCGCCACGCGGAAGCGCTTGCAATGCGATACGCCGGGCAGAACGGCTTCAACTATTGGAATATTAAATTCA